CAGAATCCAGCTCTTTTAATCTCCGAAATCACTCTGTCAAATGTCGTTGCCGTGCGCTGCATCCGGATGTAAAACTTAGGAATCTCTATGAGCCAGTCCACGTTTGTGAGCAAGTCATATCCAGGATCTCCCTTGTAGTGGATTCTGCCAGTGGAGTCTCTTTTGCACTCCCTGATGTGTGACCAGGGGAAGATATTGTCAAAGTCATTGACCGCTGCACCGTCATCTGTAGGTACGTTGGCCACTTTTCCCGCAGCATCAAAGATTCTTTCCAGCAGAGGAGAGGTGGCGTTTAGAGTCCTTCTGGCGCCGTATGTTTTAATAGCTCGGTTCTGCAAATCAATAACATCCGTCTCAATTTCCGCCAATTGCGCATTAACCTTCTGACTGCTCCACACCTTATCAGGCGCTGCAACAGAATCATCAAGCACTACATTCCCGCCAGGCGGGCCCTGTATTCCGGGATCACCTTTATCTCCAGGTACTCCCTGCTCTCCTTGCACCCCCTGTAAACCCTGCTCTCCTTGCACCCCCTGTAAACCCTGTTCTCCTTGCTCTCCTCTAGGCCCCTGTTCTCCTCTATCGCCCTTTGCGGCAATTAAAAGCCAATACTCGGCAACCTCTGGAGAGATTCCCATAGAGTCTTTGAGGCACACATAGGAACTGCCTTGATAAGACACTTTATTGTTTACTCTATACTGCTTCGATGGATCATAAATCTCGAACAGATTAAACGCCTGCACTTGATTTATAAGTGCGCTTAAAATATCGACACTTCCACCGTCAACACCAGGCGCCACTGGAGTTTGAATGTTCCAGAACATCACTGGAGAGAGCTCTAGTTTTCCGTCCCAGTTGATTGCGAGTTGTAACTTATTAAGACCATCGGATAACAAGTCACTGGTCACAGTGAGGTTTACCACATCGCCTGAAACCTGTAATGGCGCTGTCATCGGTTTTCCTCTAAACGCTGCGGTTACGACCTTTCCGGATAACTCATAGGGTTCTTCTCCGTCAAGCAACTTAAACTGCAATGTCAGGATGTTGTTTTCTGTGCTGAAATGACCCTCTCGGATTCGCACCGGATTTACTTTGTCTTGCATATTTAGGTTTATCATTTTATCACCTCTTTTATAGGCTCTACAAGGCGGATGCTCTTTGACTTCGGAGCAACCACCTCATAGTATTTATTCTGCAGCTCTGCATAGGTCATTGTCTTTAGCTCTCCATAGGTGAGGGTGTGCATCCGTCTATAGGTTACATCACGCTGCTTTAATGGGAGGATAATGTCTTTAGTAGGTAGTTCTGTGCGGTCTTGCTAAAATTATCTATCTGTAGCAAGCCTAGCACCCAGTAACTAGCCGGACCCTTTGGCGTCATGAATTGTTTTATCCTGCCGCGTTCAGGATTGTTATAAGATCAGCAAGTGTTGGCAGTGTTGGTTCTCCGCTTGCTGTTCCGTACAGTTTGTCTCTGATTGCTGTAAGTTTTGCTGGGGCTACCTTGGTTGTGTCGATTGTGATGTGTGACGTTGGTCTCTTCAGAAGAGGGACATCGTCAACAGCGATAGGGGTCGTTACAAATCCCCAGGAGAATGTCATCGCATTTGGGGTTTCGTTAACTGTCTCATAGTCTCTGGCACTTGGGGATACCTTTGCGTTATAGATGATATGGATTTTCTCACCATACGCATCTCCCTGAGTATCGTTTCCAAGAACTGTTGAATACACAAACCCGAAAGCTCTTCTTTCCTGCTGACTTGCATATACTCCGGAATTTGCAACAATTTCAGCAGAGCCATCACAAGCTTCAAACTCTTTAGGATATGTAAATGCGTCAATCGTTCCCTTGAAGTTTTCCGCAGAGAACATTGATAGGTACTTAATGTTGTCGGCATAGATTGGCTGTTCTTCAGCACCATCTGGGGCCTGCTTAACAGACACGAGCCCGTTCCAAGCAACTCCCTTTTCGTAAACACCTGTAGTAGGGTTCTGTGGATAGAGAACACCTTTTGAGGTACCAGTTTCATAGAGTCTCTTGCTGATTTCATCCCATTTTAGTTTAGGCATTTATTGTTCCTCCTAATAATATAAATTTAGAGTAGTATGATTTAGGTTATCAACTATAGAATAAGACCCAATTGTACAGTATGGGAACATTCCCAATATCCTATCCGCAGTATCGCTATCTGGATTCTGGTCAATTATGGTTAGCTGGTACTCCTGGGTCCTATTGTAGATTGTATCGTTCGCCATTTTGACTTCCGGCGGCCTTTTGTGATACACAATGCAAGGATAAGTGAGACGAACATTACTTGGTGGTTGGAAGTAGACATTTGGGAGAATGGTCTTTAGTTTATTGTGTAGCTCAATTCTTTTAACCATTGTACCTTCCTCCCAGAGTGGCTATAATCCTTGGTCTCGCGACCTCAAGTAGCGTAACTTCCCACTTAATCCCCATGTATTCTATCCATCGGATTTCGTAGAAATGCTCGAACGAGTGTGCATCTCCTATCAGACTGATTCGGTGTTGCAGGACGACGTCTTTGTTAATCTTCTCAGCGCTATTAAAAGCGGAAGCCGAACGAAGAACGTCACCATACATGGACCGAACATTCTCGGTAGAAGACCATACTCCTGGATTGGTTTCCGTTTCGGTAACATAGCCTACCAAGCCTGCAAACTTAGCCAATTCCAGCCTTAAGGAGTGGTCTTGTCAGCCTGTCTCTGTCCGAAGGTTACCCCACCCTTGGTATCGTTTGCTCCGGTGATAACTGCTGTGTTCATGTAGATTGCGGACTTTGGCATTGTCAACGCGCCAGAAAGTTTGTGATCTGTCCACCCTTAGCGGCACCTAGTCTGTAATCGGCAAGATTCACGATAACAGCGCCTTTCCCGGACATAAGGCTTGTTGGGATGATTTCCCCGAGATCCATTCTAGCCGCGATTGCTGCGGTTGATGGAATGTCTCCGAATAGGTATCTGTTGTCTGTACCTTTGAGAAGCTTGAGCTGTGTCAGAAGAGTTGGGTCGATGTACATGTCTGGCACGCCTGATCCTCTGTAATCAGCAAGGGCTAGGAGTACCTTCTCCAGGAAGTCAGAAGCATTTGTGTAGGTCTTCTGAATTGTGAAGAACTCGTGATCGGTGATTACTGGTCTGATTCTGGTTTCATTGATTTTGTCTTCTGACGCAATGTCTCTTCCATCGCTAACCAGAATGGCTCTTGCTAGTTCCTCTTCTAGCATGAATCTCATTTCTTTCTGCATGAAAGAAACAACATTGAAGTCAACGATATCAACAATGTCGTCTCTGTCGATCTTCTGCTTCTTATATACGGTTGTTGGATCAGTCACTCTCTTGATAAGTGAGAAGAATTCCTCCTTCTTCATGTTACCCTTGATGTAACCCTTAGCTCTTGCCTCTTCCTCGGTCAGGTCTGCAACCAGTGTTCTAACCTTAGCGAATGGGGATTTTGACACTTTTGCAAGAATCTTGGCATACTGGGTATTGGGGTCTCTGTAGATGATTGGCTCGTTACCGTTTGAGGAGTTATAAGCATCTGGGAAAAGCATCTCGATTGAGTTAATTCCGTGCTTAAGAGTCTCGTCATCGGATTCGGCCAGGAACTTCTTAAGAGATGGGGTTCCGGACTTCATAGCCGCTGTCAGAGCATCGTTCATGCTGTGCTTGAGGGTTTCGTTTTCGTTACCTGCCATTCTGTTAAATACGTTTTGTTTCACTTCTTCCTCTTCTCCTTCTTCGTCATCTTCTAGATCTTCCACAATTGCGCCCAATAGTGCCTCAACTGCTTCTCTTTGTTCATCGTTCATGGTGTCGAGAACATCACCGATTGTTTTTTCTTCGTTACCCATTTCTTCCTCCTGATTTTCTATAATATCGTCTGATGAATGAATTAGTGTACCTGGATAAATGATACCGGATTCGACATCACCATCTTCGGAATGTGTGATGACCGTATCAATAACCGCACCTGGATTAGCGCCTGCGAGAACTAGACTTACTTCGTAAATCATTCCGTGAACTACGTCACTTCCGTTTCGCTTTATTTTTCTGGCACCAATGGACATAGACGTAATGTCGCCATGTCTGATCTGTTCTTTAGCACTTCTGGCTTCTTCGGTATCGTTGAAGTGTCCGTAACCGTAAACGCCAGTGTTATGATTTTCCAATTCGACGTAGCCAAGAACATTCATAGGGGAATCATAGTTATGGTTCCATACTAGTGGAACTTTTGATCCATGGTTGTTTTTAAAAGCATCATGCTTGATCGTGACTCCATCTGAGCATCGAATATCGTTCTTAGTTACCCAACCTGCAAAATCATACTTTTTCTTACTCATGTGTTAACCTCCTATACACTATTTCACTCATTTGAAAAATCTTCGTTTTCCGGGGACGTGAGCGACCCAGGAGTTTGTTGTGGCGACGGCTGAATGTTCTGGTTCTTATCAGCGATATTAGGATTAAATAGCTCATCAGCCCTTGGATCAGATGATGGTTTAATTCCTATTATCTTTCTGAATTCGTTAGATGTGAGTATAGAGTTTCTACGAACGGTGTCTCCAAGTCCTGACAGCATCTCTACAGTGACGAATTTGAACATATCTCTGTAATACTCTATGTCCTGGCCCTGGGTTCTTCCAGTCTTTGTTAGAAATTTTCTCCTAAATTCAGCAACTATACACTCGACTATTGGGTCTATTGTTCTACTGTAGTAAACTCTAAGCTGTTCTTCATTGGCACTACCGTCAAATATCGCTTGAGTTAATCCTAGCTGATTGTAGAACTGCTTCATAAGTCTATCTATCGTGTCTGGCAGTGTAGTTTCTATGGAGCGGTTTAGAGGTGTTACCTTTTCAGTAGCGTCCATGTAGGTTATACCATGCTTACCGACTGAAAGGTTGTGTTCTATTTCTTTGATTCGTTCATCCGCCATGTCTTTTTGCAATTGTGTTTTTATGGAATAGGGAACGTGGATTATCATGTTCATTCTTCCGGATACACTAGCAGCATCAATCTCGTCTAGTTGATTAATTTTGGTTATGAGTCTTTTCAATGTCGAGTTTGGAGCGTTCATCACAGCGTATAGAGGATTCTCTATAATTGCAACTACTGATTTTTCCAATGTGACATCTTCATTTTGACCTGTGGCTTCATTGTATAAGTTTATGCGTACGTGCTTGGGGTACCATTGCACCACTTTTCCAACTCTCAAGCTGTTTATGTCGTATCCTCCAGAGATACGAGGCGAGATTGTTGTGTCTACCGGTACTACGGCTATTACACCTTCGTCAAACATTGAGTATACTAAATCGTGCATGAATTGTATACCTGTTTGGTCGATGTTTGCCTCGTTTGTCAAGCATTCGTTCAGTCCCGTTTTCATTACAGTAACGTCTTCTGTTTTTGGGTCCACTTTTACATGTCTTATTCGAGCCATTGAGACATCTATTGCTATTCTATTATAAATAGCCGACACGAATGACTCTGAACCATAGGATGTTGATTTGGTGTATTGTGGAGTCCACGAAGACGGTCCTAAACTCATGTAGCTTTCGATTTGAGGGTTTGTAAATGTGTTCCAAGCATGTTGAATCCTGTCTTTTAGTTTCATTATTCAAATGCCTCCTGAAATCTCTTGTACGCTATCCAGGCGTCTAGTAATGCGGCAACGTTATCTATCTTTTCAGAATCTCTCTTCTTTGAGAGTTTTCGATTACCGTTTAAGTCTTCAATCGCAATTGCATTACCCATTGCGAATTTCATGAGTTCTTCATCGAACAACAGTACTCTTTCCGAAGCTAATGCTCCTATTTCGCCAAGAGGAACAGATTCAGTTTTGGCACCTTGTCTAACGACGGTTACTCCATATTCACCATACTCTCTTGTCCACAGTTCTAGAAGTTCTGTAGCGTTGTATGGATCGTAACCGACGGCGGCAACAGTGTACTGATGTTTCATGATATGTTCGTCAAGGTCTTCAAATACATGCTTCATGTTTAGGACAGCACCGTCCATAACTATTAGCGTACCTTCGTCGATAAATTCTTGATATTTTTGTTGCATAGCTTTTCTTAACTTTCTGACTTTCAAATCCGAAACATAGGAACGAGTTTTAATTCCAAAGTACCCATTTCCTAAAGGGAACAAGAAAGTGAATGCACAGAAGTCATCTCCCTGGGATAAGTCCCATCCAAGAGCACATAACATGTTATCGTATGTTTTTCTTGGGTGAAGTAGTGTATCCTCATATCTGAAGAAATATGACACGCCCTCTACTGGTATTCCGAATCGCTTTGCTAAAATATCATTTCGTTCGCTTGGGGATGCCTCCATAAGAGCCACTTCTTTTTGGTACGTTTCATAAGTTACGGTAGCCCCTAGGTTTGGCTGAGCTTTTAACCACAATTCAGGATGTCCAACTTCGGAAATCTTATCTAGGCGATAATACCATATTGAAGTGTGCGGGTCGAAGTAGTCACCTCTCAGGATATCCATTAACTTCATTTTTATAGTATCCCCGACTCCGTTTCTGGTAGTTCCTTCAGAAGATGTCGCTATTATGAGATAGTTGTCGTCTCCGCCCTTAGCGGCACCCTGTTCGAGAGCACCTATTACGTCTTCTTTGACTGCGCCAGATAACCACTCATCGACTGTATTTATTTTGGAACCGAGTCCCTGAAGTCTGTCAATCGACATTGTACGAATTTCGGCTATGGAATTGGTCATGAAGTTTTCAACACCCTTTTTGGTGGATGCCAACTTAACTTTTGACCAAGTGTTTGAAAGTATCGAGCCTTGTGTAAGAAATTTGAATAGTGGTCCCCTAGCCCTAGCAATTGCAGTTCTTAACGGACTCATTATTTCTTCAGCTTGCTTCATAGTTGGTGCTGTTACAACTTGATGAGTTGTTGACCCGTCTACTACTAGAAAATACCCTTGCATCGTTGACGCATACATTGATTTGGCGGCACCTCTTGCTACTATTAGATACTGCTTGTTAATCAGTCTTTTTTTCTTGATTATCATTTCGTATCTTCGTTTCTTTGGGTTCCACGTCTTCTCCTCAACGAAGTAAAACCATGCTAAAGCACATTCGGCCCATAGTCTAAACGTCGGTAATAGGGTGAGGTCGTCGCCGTTAGCAAGAGTTAGTTCACTTTCGCAAAATCTTACATACCCGTCTATTGCCTCATCGTCGTAGTAGTAGTCTGGTGAGTCTATGAGAAAATCTATACGATTCATCTCCATTGAGATTTCCTCGTTTACTGGTATTTCCCCCGCCAAGACAGCTCGTCGAAAGGCTCCGTACTCTTTTGGGACGGCTGTGTTGGACAGTGCCATAGATTACCCTCCTTTTTAGAACCATTTTGACTTTTACTTACCTCCGGAAACCGGAAGTGAAAGAACCGCTGGTGGCAGAGATTTCAGACTGACTGGTTCGTAATCAACGTCCCAAACTTTATAGGTTCCATCAACATACTTAGTTCCGCTGTATCGACTCTTTGTATCACCTGTGGTTTTTCTGTTGGAAGTGTCTACCCAATCCGGCTTATAGGTTTCGGTTCTTTGTTTTGTGGTTTCTGTTCTTTGTTTTGTGGTTTCTGTTCTTTGTTTTGTGGTTTCGGTTCGATCAGAATCGGTTGTTGATTCTGTAGTTTGCTTCTTTTTACTGGAAGAGTACGACTTGAAAGCTTCTGATGCAAATTCGCCACCTGGGACTTTGCTCTTCACGTAACTGTCAAACTTATCTTTTACAACTCGTTTACCCTCGTTCTTGAGAGCTTCAACAAAAGCGTCACCTATCTCCTTACCACCATTCTTTCCGGTTAATGTAGCCATTGCAACATTCTTTGTAGAGTCTATGATCTCTTTACCAATCTTCTTCTGCTCTGCGGTAGCCATTTCTATGTTCTTCTTGATGTTGTCTTCAAGCTGTAGTCTTTCGACTCTCTTTCTGAGTTGGTCATCAGTGAGCTCTTCTCTCATGACATACTCTTTTCGCTTAGCTAAGCGCTTAAGTGTGTTTTCATTTCTTATTCTATCTTGGAGTTTCCTAAGGTCCGCATCGCTTATCTTGTCGGATCTCTTTATCATGACCCCCCATGACTTTTCTCTTGTGAAGCTTTCGAGTTCCTTTCCTAATCGACCGATACCCTTTGGAGCTTTGGTTGTGTTTAACGAAGCATCCTTGTTTGGTTCTTCTTTCTTCTTAGAAGTATTCTCAGGTTTTTGCGTAGCTTTTCTCTTTTTGAGTTTGTTCATGGCACGCTTAATTCCTGTACTCTTAGGACGATACCTCCTTACACCCCATCGCATTCCTTTAACCCCGTGATGTTGTAGAATCTCATTTATGTTTTTATCCACGGTTTAACCTCCTTGGGGGTTATTTCTTAGACTTCAACTTCTTGACCACGTCTGCAATCTTTTGCTTCTTAGTTCCGGTTAGCTGATTTCTTCGTTTCTTGTAGATGAAGTCACCATAACTGTTTCGATCCTTATCAAGTTTGTCTACTAATTTGTCCAGTACACCATCTGTCTTTTTTCGTACTTCTTTACTTTTACTATACTCGCGTTCTATAAGTCCTTGTTCCTCCCATTGTTTTTTCTGAATCTTCTTGTCGATTGTCTTCTTTGTGTGGTTCTGAAGTTGTAAAAGTTTTACTCGTTTATTCAGATCTCTGTATGCCTCATCTATTTTGTCTTCTTTTTTCTTTTCCTTCTTCCACTTCATGCCTCGGACACCATAGTGTAGCAGGATGTCTTCAACTACTTCTTTTTTAGTTTCTTGATCAAGCATCTTGAACCTCCCCGTATGCTCTTTTTAATCTCCATAAAATTTCTTTGATCATCTCGCTATAGAACTGAACGTTTGATGGTGGTGGCGGGTCAAATATAAGTTTGGTTCTTAGAAACACATACTGAGGGACCAGTGCAAAGTATTTGTTTCCGTTCTCTTGCTCAGGGTTCTTGAAATCTAGCCATTTCGTATTATCACTAACTGATAGTGCTTCGATTCCAACACCAGCCTGGTTAAGAGTCATTAAAGCCGATAAGACATGCATTCTTATCTCAGTGTCGAAGTGATCGTCATCTTCTGGAATCCCTATAGATTTCTTAGTCGACGCCAGTATTAATTCGTTTTCCATATATCCTCCTCTACCATAGTATAGTATCTCCTGGTCGACGTTCAACATACTCTTCTTCGGCTTTCTTGTAATGTATCGCTAAGTGTGTGTTGTGTGACGTACATATCAAGTTTTCTGGATCGGTTAGTTTCCTAGTATTGTTGATGATGTCTTCCTTGGAGATCGGGTTTATGTGATGTACGTATATCGGTCCTTCTATATACATACCGAACACACCTAAATCGAAACCGAGGTCTCTAGATATGATTTCCTTTCTGATCAGCTTCCAAAGGTCCGACTTATAGAACTCCATTGAGATTGCTCTTGGAGAGTCTGCGTTGTTATCTAGAAGTTTGAGATACTCAAGTCTGCTTCCATAATCTTCTAATTTGAGGAGGTCTGAATAGCACCGTTCCCAGATCACTCGGAGCCTCTATAACCCTTGATCGCGTCTATGGCTGCCCTTGTTAACTGTTCGTTCTCGTTATCCTTGGCTAGGTTAGCCGCTTTAGCGTCTATTAGTGTTTTTTGTTTTTCTAGTATCTCTCGTTCTAGAACTTCTTTCTTAGTTCCAAGCTTTAGGAAGTGAACGATTACTGAGGATGATGCGGTTCCCTCCATTAGCTGTTTTTCAGCAAGATCATAGGCTGCCTTAATAACTTGTTGCTCTCTGTTATCGGCATCCATAGATTTATGGTGTGGGTTTCCTGTTGGTTTCTTTGCCATTAAGTATACCTCCATTCAGTCTCGGTACCTTTGTAGAACCTTCTGAGCCACTTTCAAAAAGTTATAGGCCAGTTTAGTGAGGGTTACAAAACATTCAAAACATTTAAAAGGAGTGGTCTTGGAGGACTCCGCTCAAAAGGCTCTGAAAAGGTACCGGAGGAAATTTGAAATTCAAATATAAAAATACCTCCCCGGAGAAATATTGGAG